AGGTCGCCGCGCGGACCCCAGCCGAGCGCCGCGCCTCGGGTGTCTAGGTCTGTGGGCTCCGCCAAGACGGCTGTGTCGACGGCAGACGGACCAGCTTCCGGTGCCTCGATTTCGGAGGCGTCCACTTCGCCGTCGCCGTCGGCCGGGGTCTCGTCCCCGAACAGGTCGCCCTGGCCTTCTCCGGCTGGGGATGCCGCGTTGGCAGCGTCGCGGAGCATGTCGCCCAGCACCTCGGCGTTTCGCTCCTCAGTGGCGTCGAGTCGCGTGGTGGTGTTGGTGGCGACGTTGCTGAACTGGTCGTCAATGTAGGACAGCGCGTAGTCCACGCCCGGCCCACCGTTCGGGGTGTCCAGCGATTCCGCGACCTCGTCCAGGATGCGTCGGAAGCCGGACTGGTCCACGAACGCGTACGCGCCGGATTCCTCGTCCAGATCCATCTGATCGCGCAGCCAGTTGGACCACGAGGCTGCACCCTCGTCGGTACGGGGGTCTGCGGTCGGCGGGGTCAGGCCGAACGCGGGGAAGGTCGCGCCGGAGGTGCGGTCCAGTCGGTCCGCCAGCCGGTCGCCACGCTCCGTGCTACGGGACTTCGCCAGCTCACGGCGCTGGGCCGTGGTCATCTGTGCCTCGGCGGCCTCGCGCGAGGCGTCCAGGTCGGCCCGCTGGCGCACCTGGGTGGTGTCGTTCGCCAGCGCGTCAGCCTGCTCGATCGCGGCAGGGTTCGGGCCTCGGGCGCCTCGCGGGCGCCGGAGCATGTCCTGCTCGGCCGTGGTGAGCTGCCCGACGGTAGGGTTCGTGAGGCGTGCACGTGCGCGTGGTGCCGTGGCGATGTTGCCGGGCTCGTACTCGACCTCGTCGCCCACGCGGAGGCGGGAGCCACGGCCCGCGTACGTGATCCGCACCGTGATGCGCTCGCTGCCCTGTGTGCCGGACAGACCGACGGCCTCACCCCGCGCCGAGGGGGTTCGGTAGCCCGGCCCGTCGAACAGGTTCAACAGCGCGCCCACAGCGATGAACCGGCCGTCACGGCCGCGCGGATGCAGTGTGGGGTCCCAGTTGCGGGTTCCGGCCGCCAGCAGCGGCCAGCCGTCCGGGAGCGTGTGCGCCCGGCCGAACGCGGTCGCGGCCCGGAACACCTGGGTCCGGTGCGCAGGCACCCGTCGGGCGGTGTCGACGGCCGCGGTCAGGTCCGCGTCGGTGTGAATCTCGGGGAGCTTGGTCACAGGGCCCTCTCAGTCCAGACCGCGCATCGCGGCGTACGTCTCCAGCACGCCCTGCGGGACATGCCCGAAGGTGCGCAGTGCCGAGGCGAGCAGAGCGTCTGCCACCTCATCGTCGGCGGGGTTGGCGTGCAACTTCTCGACCGGCACCGTGAGCCTACCGGACGTGAGCCCGGTCTGGTGCAGGGTGCACTCGGTCGGGCCCACGGCCACGAGGACGCCGGAGGCCACCACGGTGTTGGCCTCGTGCACCTCCACCCGGCCACCGACCTCCAGCCGGTAGCCTGCGGCGTCCTTGAGGACGTCGGCGGCCGACCACCCCGCGGCCACCAGGCCCTCGGTGTCGAGCCCGAGCGCCTGCGCCCGGCGCCCGAGGTGGGACAGCCCGGCCTCGGGGTGCGGGATGCGGGGCAAGGCCAGCAGCCCGCGGTCCAGGTCGTCCTGTGTGTGCACCGGCAGGCGGCCGTCGGCCATCGCCGCGCCGGATACAACGTCTGCGATGCGGCTCACGCTGCGCCACCTTCCGGGACGGAGGACTGTCCGACGTCGACTGCGGCCACGTCTTCGCCGCCGAGCATGCTCTCCAGCTCGGCAGGCAGTTCCTGCCCGGCTGTGTTGGCCGCGCGGGCTTCTTTCAGCAGGCCCGGCAGCAGCACCTGGAGCAGCACAGTGATGACCTCGGGCGGGATGGTGCCGCCGATGGCGAGCTTGCGCGCCATCTCAGTCTCGTCCGGCGCGTCGGTGTCTCCGAACGCCTTCGCGTCACGCCACGCCTTGCCGGAGATGAGTCCCAGCTCGTAGCCCTTGTCGGCGTCGGCCGAGTGCTCAGGCCGGTCCACGAGGGCGTTGGCGTCGAACCAGACGCAGACCTGGGACACCTCCTCCTCCCCGAACCCGAGTGCCCGCAACTGTGGCTGCAGGATCACCTCGGTGAGCGCGTCCGCGATGGTGAGCGCCATAGGTTCGATGTGCGTGGTGTACAGCGCGTTCGTGATCACGATGGCGTTGCTGTACTTGACGTTCTGCAGGCCCGCGACCATCTCCTTGGGGACGTCCAGGCCCTGCAGGATGCGGTCCAGCGCGCGGTCCGCTCGGCCCGCTAGCACCTCGGACACGTCGGTGGCCAGGGTGATGTGCTTGATCAGCGCACCGGCCTCGTCGGGCCCGCGCAGTAGCAGCGGGATGACGGAGGCAGCACTGCTGTCGGACTTGACGGGGTCGGTCAGGTTGTAGATGAGGTCGGCCTCCAGCGGGTCGCCTTCCTCCTCCCCTTCCAGCGTCCCGTCGGGGTTGGCTTTCGCGGCCACGGTGATGCTGTCCGGCAGGAACAACAGCCCTGCGTTCATCCGGGACCGGCTGTTGGCGCGGAGCATGCGGCCGTAGCTCAGCAGCTCCCCGCACGGTTCCTCCACGCCGAGCATGCTGCTGTCGGGGTCCTCGCTGTAGCGGGGGTGGTTGCGCCACACCCGGCCGATGAGGGTATTGGGCGGCAGCGCCTTGGGGAGGCGTGCACCCCCGTTCGGTCCGCGTGTCTGGAGGGTCACCTGTGAGCCCGCAAAACGAAGTTCGTCGGTGGAGTAGACGTGCCACTTGCCGTCGTGCCGTACGAGGTAGCACTCGCCTGCGACCGAGAGGTTCAGGGCGAAGCTGCGCAGCAGGCCAGACACCCCGCGCGACAGATTCCGGGCCATGATGTCCGAGGCCGCGGCCGCAAGCTGAGGGCTGATGCCGCGCTGTCGCCGGATGCCGGAGCTGTCGTCTGTGGCCTCCGCGGCTGCGGTGCCCTCGGGCGGCTTAATCCCGTCGGACACGGGCACCGGAGGCTCCTGCGGGTCCAGCACCGCGCCAGGGTAGAGGCGCAGCCTGGACAGCGCCTGGGCGACGATGCCGAACGCGAACTTGACCTCGCCAATGGCGTCGTAGTGCTGCCAGGCGGTTTCCTGCCAGGCGGCTGTGACCGAGCGTCGCTCACGCAGCGCGGCCTGATCTTGCGTTCGGATGATGGACGCGGACGCGGTCAGCGCCCGGTCCGCGTGGTACGCGGTCGGCGCGGGCGTCCGCAGCATGCGGGCAAGGCTCACGGTAGGTCCCTCCTCAGGGCGTCGGCCGCCCACTGCGCCAGAATAGGCGCTGTCGAGTAGGCGAGGGCGCGGACCGCGGGCTCGGGGAGGACCACGGCCAGGGCCCCGGCCCACACGCCGACACAGTACGGGCAGGTCACGAGGTAGGCAGCACGGCTCTCCGGCCAGCGAGTCAACACGGCCTCGCGCAACGGTGCTGTGATTTCGTCCTCCACCACCAGCCGGGTCAGCCGGTACACGGCCAGGGCGCGCAGTGCGTGGTTCACGGCAACTGCAGGGCTGCGAGCAGCGCGGCGCACTGCTCGTCGCTGTAGGTGCCAGATTCACAGCATTTTAGACCGGGCATTGTTGTTAATCCTTTGAGTAATCCGTCGCGGTATTGTTCTGCTAAGTCCATTGTTCGACCCCTACTGTTCGGATTCGACTAATAGAGGGTGCATGGGTCAGGTGCGGGAGTAGGCGAGGCGGCAGCGGCAGCCCATCGTTTCGTCCAGCGGCGCTTGCGGGTCGCCGGGGAAACGGAGGTACGCGCCGGTGATCGTGCGGAACGGGGTGCCGACCTTCTGGGTCTTGCCGCGCAGCTCGGCGTGGGACGGGCGCACCCTCGCGTCGCCTTGAGTGTGCCAGGTCTTCACCAGCAGCCCGCTGCGCTGCGCGGTCTCGCTGCGGGTCACTTCACGGGTGTAGGTGACGGCCTGCCGGGACACGCCTTCGGCGGCCCGCTGCAGGTCCTCCAGGGACGGCACGGTGTCCCTGTAGGTTG